AGCATTGCTTCCTCTGTTAAATGAGCTTTTTAATAAAAATGATATTCACCTAAATTTGGATTTTGTAATTGATAACTTACTGCATATCTTAAAGCATCAATAGCGTGGTTAAAATTGTCAACTGGCGTTTGTGATTTCTTTTCTAACCAACAATAATTATTAAGCTCTTTAATTAAATCTGTGCTATCTTCTGTTATTATTAAATCATAATCTTGTAGTAAGCTTATACCAAATGTAATAGAACCTTGTCCTTTTATTGCAGGTACTATATTACAATCTCTGCTCAATTCATTTATTAGTCTTGGTTCTGCTGAATCACCTACAATTAAATTGTTAGCAGCAAACTTTTTATTTAATACTGATATTTCGCTTGTAGTTAGTTTAGGTTGATAGAAACATAGTTGAACATATATAATTTTATTTTGTTTATCTATACTTGTTTTTACAAGCGTTGAAGCATCTGCAGAAAATCCGTAGTCTTGTCCAAATACTATTTTACCTACTTGCTTAAATTCTCCGATGCTCCAATTACTAAATATAACACCTTCTGCTTTATCTAACCACGAACCAAGTATTGTATGCTTATAACGTTCTGGTCTTCTTGCTTTCATTGTTTCTATTTGCTTAATGTAGCTTGGTGATAGGTTTTCTATATTATCTAAATAGGTTGTATGTATATAGGTAGTATCATCTTTAGTTATGTTTGAACCTGCTTCGATGCCTCTTGATTCAAACCAACGTTGATATATAAAATGTTCTTTAGTAGTTGGGTTTAATATTAATATAATTCTATTATCTTGAGCTTTGTTTCTAACTGATAAATCAATCTTATCAAATATATCTTCGTTGTTTAGTTCTTCTGCTTCATCCATTACCCAGGTAGTAATTCCTTGCAATGATTTTAGATTTGCAGTCTGGTCTCCAGATGAGGTTTTAATACCTCTGAATATTATCTTACTACCGTTATTGATATTTATTATTTCATCTTTAGTTACCTTAAATTCTTGTGATACATTTAGCAGTTCTAACTTTTCGATAAATTCTGGAATGATTGAAATACTTGCAGCACGCAAAGTGTATCTTGTAAATAACACAGTGTGACCAGCTTGATAAGTAAGCATTAACAATAGTGTATTAATAGCAAATGATTTACCTGAACCACGTCCACCAGTTACAATGAAATAGCGTGCATCAGATGTTTCAAATACTTTGTACTTACTGCTTAAACTTAATTCCACTAATTAATTTTTTAAAATCGTGGTTAACTGTTTCGCTTGTATTCAAATCAACTGTATCTTTGTTCTTACCATAAGCACTATCCATCAAACTATTGTAAGCATTTACATCTCCTTTTTCAATTGCTTTGAGTAATACTGATGCAGTCATTCTATATTCATTGCTTAACCATTCTTGTTCACCAGTCATTGGGTTTTCACCTTTAACTAATATCGATAATATTTCTTTTACAATAGTGCTTCTGTTCTTACTGCCTTTAGGTCTTCCTGCTGGATTGCCGCTTTGTCCTTTTTTATATGGTATTAAATCCTCTTTACTCATTTTTTTTATTATGTTCTTGTTCTGTATTTATATTTATTTCTATATTCTCATTTAAGTATTTTAAAAGCTTTTCTTCTGCTTCTTTTTTAAGCTTGTGTTTCTTGTTCATATTCATTAAATAATCTTTTCATTGTGTTATATAATTCTTTTACGCAGCTTCCACAAGTAGATGGTTTTCTTGTATCGTTAAATACTCTATTATGAATTTCAAGTAATGCAGTTTGTTCGCTTGCTGATAGCATTATTTTATTTACTTTAAAAAAAGCTTTTAGAAACATATATTCAGCTTCATTCAAACATTCTATTTGTTTATAAGGAAATAATTTATTAAGCTTTTCTTTTCTTATATCACATCCGCAATCTTTACCGAGCTTATCAAATATCCAATCAGTAGCTGCTTTGATTCCTGTTGCTTTTGTTATCTTTTCAATACTATCTCCAAGTCCTTTACTTTTCATATAATCTTTTTTTTATTTTTTTTTTACATTTATTAATTACTTCAAATACTGTAACGTGTCCAAGCTTTGTTTCTTTAGCTAATGAGCGAACACTATTGAATCTTTTAATATATAATTTAAATAGCTTCCTATCAAACCAATAAAATTCATTTATCAAATTATTTATGTCTTCTTCTAAATACTTTATGTTTTCGCTTCTATTAGATTTTATGTCTGCTATTTCAAAGTTTTCATCTTTAGCATATTTGTTTTTTATATTAGCTTCTAATTGTATTATTTGCTCTATTGTCTTTTTAACTATTCCAAAATGCGGTTTATCATTTACAATAATTTCTTCTATTTGCAATTGATTTTTTTTAATTTGTTGTGCTATACTTAAATACATTTCTTGTATAATATCTTCAACATTAAACTCTTCTTTATCATACATTAAATTGTAAGCAATTAAAATACATTCTTCTTGATGTTTATATAATATGTTTAAAACATCATTTGTTTTCATTCCTCAATTCGTTAAGCTCTAATAATAGGTTTACAAAATCATCATATCTTAAAGCAGCATAATCATTTTCAAAATTCTTTGTGAATACTACAACTGGTGTTTTTCTTGTTCCTGCTGCATCTCCTTCGCTTTGATGTAATGCCTTCCAGATGTTTAGCTTTTCTTGGTTCTTACATTCCCAGCTATATTCAGATAGTATTCCGCTTGTAGTTAGTATATCACCTTTTATAGAAAGTCCACCACTGTTTGGTGTTCTTCTTATATTGGTGTCGAACTTCTTTGCTAAATCTTTTGCAATTCTTAATTCAAATCGTTTTCCTTTTTGGTTAGCGTTCAACATTATAGTTTTTTTTGAAAGTGTTTTCTGATTTCTTTTCCGAGTTCTGCGTCGTTAGAATATAAAGCACACAAATAATTAATGCTATTTTCGACAGGAGTATCAGGATTAGTATAAACAGTGTCCTTTGTTTGTCTATATTCATTCATTGTTCTTTTTTTCATTTTGTTCGTTTTTATCATCTATAAATGTTTTAAATAATAAAACAAAGCAACATCCAGCAATAAAGCATAGTATGTGAGACAATAGCATTAAGTAAAATATCTTATTCATTTTTTAAAATTAGTTAATTTATTTTTAAGTTCAGCAGTTTCTTTATATGCTTTTACATTTTGCAAAGCTACTAAAGTATTTTTTTTATTAACCTCATCAATTATACTTCTTAACTGTATAATCAATTTTAAGCTACTTTGCAGCGTTTCTACGGCATCCAATTTACTTTGTGTTACCCTACCTACTTTTAAACCTTCTTGAGCCTTTAAAAGCAATATTTCTAATTTGTTTTTTGTTATTGTATAATCTAAATCATTCATCTTTTTAAATTTTCAGAGTAAAGAAATTCATCACCAAGCTTTTTATCTAATGTTTTTATTAATCTATATATTATTAAACTTCTTCTTTTTACTTCTTCTTTTTCTTCTTTAGTTGAATCAGTTCCAAGATTAGCATATAAGTTAGAATCTATATGTAATAATTTATCTATCTTTTGTTTATCGCTCCAAGTTTTATATTCCATAAACTTGTCTATATTTTCATATTTATATTTCATTGTTTTTATTTTAAAATAATTCGCTTTGCTTTATATTTTGTTTTTTAATAATTCCTAAAGCAGTTTCAAAAATAGTTTTACCAGCTTCATAGTCTACAAGGTTTCTTGCCATTTTATTTTTAGGTTGTTTTCCTTTGTATTTATAAAAATCATAATTATGAAACTTACATAATTTTTTTACTTCGTTTACACCATTACTTATTTGAGGTTGTTTTCTATTACTTAAAATATTAGGTAATAAAAAGTTAGTCCAATATAAGTGTCTATGTCTTTTTTGAGATGGTATAAGTGGATTATAATAAGGTATAACATTTTCTACAACATATTTACCTTCAAAATGATTATCAAGAAACAATATTTCTTCATAAAGTTTCATATCAGGATATTTAGGAATAAAACTATTAGTGTTTTTTTGACTAATTCTAACCTTACTGTGCGTTGGACAAGGAGGTGAACTCCAAATAAAATCAAACTCTTTGTAGTGGTCTAATAAATATTGGTGAGCGTCTGCTACTATCACCTTATCATTAGGAAATCGCTCTTTATATAGTCTAGCAGCTTCTGGGTCTAACTCTACGGCTGTCACTTCTATATCGTTTTTAACTTCATTCCATTTGTAGCGGTTGCCACCTAAACAAGCATATAAATTTAATATTTTCATTGTTTTTATTTTAATACGTTAATTCCTCCAATTGTAAAACCTAAACCTCCGTTATAATCAAATCTTAATGGTTCACCAAGCATTGTTGGTTTTCCTCCAGTCTCCTTGTCTTTTATTTTATAAACGTGAACTTCTGTCATCATCCATAGTTTGTCGTGTGAAATCAAGCGGTGCAAACAAATAAAATTATCCACGCGATTCGGGAAAACTTGCCCACCTTCACAATCTGCTTTTCTTGGCGGTTGTATATGTCCATTTAAAGTATGGTCTGGCGGATATACTCTTCGTGCTGCTTCTGTTTGTGGATGCATTGCTATAAACATAGTTTTACCTGTTTTGTTGCAGAACTCTCTAACATCATTACATACTTGATAATTCCTTTCAAATTGTGAAATTCTTCTATCGTGGTTAATTCCTGTGTAAGGGTCAATTAAACATCCATCGCAATCTTCTTCTTCAAATATCTTTAATAGTTCTTTATGATTGTAAAGTTTTTTATTATCTATAAATTTAAAATACTTACTTATTTCATCGTGATAAAATAAATATTCGTTTAAGTCTTTAATTGTTTCACCTGTCCACATTTGTATTATATCTCTTTTCAATTGTCCAGCGTTGTTTTCGCCAGACCAGATGCACCATTTCTTTTTATGTAATTTACTTAATGCAGTTAAATACCATAATATAAAATTTGTTTTACCTACATTATCTAAACCTAAAAACATATTAAAGTTTCCTTTCTTGTATAAGAAGTAGTCATCCAGATTACAACCTATGCCAATACCTTTTTTTATTTTGCCCTGCTTAAAAGCTTTTAAATATGGTATTGTTGCCTTGTCTTCTAATATCATTCGTCAAGCAGTTTTTGAAGTTCTGGAGATACTTTTAAAAGATTGTCATTCTCATATTTATCTTTTCTTATTTTATCTTTTCTTAATGCTTGAGCATTGCTTGAGCTTTGCTTGCCTCCTTTTCTTCCTGCAGTTACTCTTTTTTTATGAGCAACTTTTCTTTCTTTTAATTGTTCATCAAGCCAATCAATAACTATATTTTTGCCTTTTTGTTTTACAATTCCAAAATGTATTAAGCTTCTATAATAATCAGGTATAATTGATTTGTATTGTTCAAATGGAACTTTACATTCTTTGCTCCAGTAATAGCAGCAAACTTTCATAAATGCACCTTGTTGCTCATAATCTAAAAAGCTGATTGTTCCTGTAAGCCATTGATTGGGGTAAAATTTAAAGTATGGTAATTCTTTCATAATTAGTTTGATTGGTTTGATTCGTTTAAAATATAAAAATATTTATTAATTTTTTTAGTTTTATTAAATTCTGTACTGTATGGTGAATTTTTAATTGTGATTATAGATTTAATTAATTTATCTTTCAATTTATTTAAATTAAATATTCTAACTTCATTATCAACTACTATATAATAAGCTTTTTTATTATAGTATTCAGCAGCCATTAATAAAGAATAAAATTTATCTACTTGTATATATTTTTCTTTGTAGTATTTATTTCTAAACTTAAATTCAATAATTCTTTCATCATCCTGCGCATCCCATAAATCAAATTGACCAGATGTTTTTTTAATTAATAAATTATATTTTTTATTTAACCAATCAATTGTTAATATAGTTTTTTCAGTTTCAGTCATTATTAGATTTAGTTTTTAATTCATAATTATTATATGCTTCTATTTCGTTATTGTTTAGTTCATCAAAACTATAATTAAGTTCTAATTCACCATATTGCATTTCGTCATCATTATAAGCAATTTTTTTACTACCAAGACAAATAGAGTGTACTCTATCTGGATTACATAAATTAGTTCTTATAAACTTTTTTGATAATCCAAAACGGTTTGAAATATATTCAATTGTTTTTCCTTTGTTTAAAAGGATGGAGATAAGGTTTTTTTCCTTATCCCCAAGCATATGGTCATATTTATATTGTGCTTTCATTTATAAAAATTATACCGTTTTTTTTAAATTCATTAATTATATAATTAACTCTAAAAGGGTAAATCATCTGAAACACTACTTGCAGCTTGTTTGACTGCTTTTTCTTCTGGCTTCCAAGTATCAACACTAATACTTACATCTTTACCATACTGGTCAGCTTCTGGTTTGATATTAATGTTAAGTTTTACAAACTTGTTGTTATTATACTCTTGTATATATTCAGCTATCTTTGAAGGATTGATGGTTACTTTTAGCCATTTGTCATTCATTACTTTACCGCTTCCACAGTATATTGTTTCTTCTTTATTCATTGTTATTTGTTTTTATTGGTTATTTAATTATTCGTTATTATCATATTATACTCATTTAAGTATAATTCCATTATTGGTTTAAATTTAGTAATTGAAGTTATTGATGGATGATTACTTTTAGCCATCTCTTCATACTTTTTAAATAAAAAATTAACTGTTTTTTTATCTTGCTTTGCTTTAGTATATGCTACCTTAACTAACTCTCTAACACAATATGCAGCTATTATATTTTTACCATATTCTTTATTTAAATAAGAAAATTTATTTACTAAATATTCAGCAAATAATTTATTTATTATTTTTGATTTACCTTTTTTGAATACTTTATTACCACACCCAAAATAACAGTTTACTATATTGCCAACAGAAATGTTATTTGAATTAGCTTTATATGAATTATATACTATTTTATATTCTTCATTTTCCCTAGCAAAGGCTTTTAAATAGTCCAAAGTATGCCAAGCTCTATTTCCATTATTAAGACTTATAATACAGTTTAAGTGTTCTTTTTCTACACTAGTATTAACCCAGCTAACTATATAAGCTGGCACTGTTGATTGACCTAGTAACTTTGCTGATTCTATTCTGTGGTGTCCTTCAATTACATCACCTTTGTTAGAAATTATTACTGGACTTAACCAGTCATTAGCTTTCAATTTATGTTTAAAATTTTCAGCGTGTGAATTATATAAATCTCTATTTACTTTAGCCCGTTTTAAATCACTAATTAAATAGTAAGGCTTAAAAACTCCTCTTTTTAGTTCGTTGTCTGTTGTTGTCTTTTTCATATTATTTGTTGTTTAGTTTAGAATAATCTTCTTTTGTCATTACTATATAACTATTTTTTTCTAATAGTTCAACGGCATCTTTTATCTTTTTTTGCTCTATTCTATAAGAGTCAAAAATTTGGTTGTATATACTCATTGTTGTTTGTTTTTATTGGTTTATATTATTTCTTCAATTTCTGTTGCGACTTCAATAATTGAATTACTATATCCTTGAGGCTTACCATTCCATTCAGTAAACTTTTGTGTATAATGGTCGTAATCCATCCAGCCTTTAAACAATAAACTTTCATCTAATTTATATACTTGTACATTAAATGGACTTGTAGTTTCAATAGCTATTATATAGGCATCACATTCTTTGCTAAATTGTTCTTGATACATTGCTAATTGCATTTTATAGTCATTGTAGTATAAATCTCTATAAAATCTATTTCCAGCATCATTAGTTGTCTTAATATCAACAACACATTGTTTACCTTCAAAAGTTGTAATCATATCAGCAAATCCTTTGAAATCAACTCCTTTGTGTTTCCAAGTAAGCTTTACTTCTTTATCAGTAGCATTAGCTAACATTGTTTTAACAACCTCGTGCTGCATAGCATTATTTAATATATTATTTGCTGCGTCAAGTTCAGATTGTTTAATAATTGTTTTATCTTGGTTGGTTTCGCTAAATTCTTGCCAAGCTTTGCCTGCACGTCTTGCACCTTCAAAAACTGCAAAATCATCACCAAAACTTTCTGGTTGTAGTAATAACTTGTGAACTAAAGAACCAAACTGCATTGCATCAGTTGTTTTCATTTCTTTGTTCCAATAGGCTAATAAATGGTTTGGAGATTTTTTGAATTGAGATAGTGCGCTATAACTTAAACTATTCTTTTTCATAATTAGTTGTTTTCGTTGTTTTCAAATTTATTATAATCTTCTAACCAATAATCAAACACAGATTTTTCTTTTTCTAATTCTTTTAATAAAAATTCGCATTGGTTTTTTATGTTTTCTATATGGTCAAATATTGTCATAATTATTGCTTTTTAAAGTTATCTGCTTCAACATCTGAATAAATACCATATTCATAAGCATTAATTAATTTGAGTGTTAATCTATCTTTTAAACGCTTTTCAGCCATTGCATAAGGATAAGGAGCTTTACAATTTTCTGGTGAAGCTTCGCCTGTTGACCAAATGATTTTATTACCACGTTTAGCATCTCCAACAATAGCTACATCTTTATTGCTATCTCTATATATTGTAGGTGCGCCAAATTGAATGTTTTCTTTTGCTGCTATCTTTTCGCAAGCATCGTGTGTAATAATCCACATTGAGCGTGCGCCTCTTTTAAGTTCCCAAAAATCATCTTTAGTTAAATTGTATTTTTGTGCTATTTCTTTAATTTTCATAGTTTTGTATTTTAGTTAATATAGTTTGTATTTTATTTATTCTTTGTTTATCGTAGTTAATATTTAATTGCTGCATTTCTTTTGCAATTGTATCAACTATTGCCATATACCTTCCAAACCTGTTTTTATGTATTTCTAAATCATTTATCATTAAATGAAAGTTTGGATTGCATATAACTCTTTTATTCCAATTAGCTTGGATAATTATATTTAATAATCTTTGAGCTAAAAAGTTGTGCCTTTCGTGTCGCTCCCAGTGTTCTAAATAGTCATTGTGTGAATTATAATATATATTGGATTGCATCATTAATTAAGTTTATTATAGTTTTCCATTAATTCAACTAATACTTCACTGTAAGAACGTCTGCCATTGTTTCTGCATTTCTCTTGAAATTCTACAAGTGTATCTATTTTTTCTGCCTTTACGTAAAAGGTTCTTGTTGTATATTTTATTTCTCTATTCATTTTATTTGTTTTTAATTTTATTATAAAATCTTTCTGCATCTATTTTATTAAATAAATCTTCTAAAAAGTTATTGTTTTCTTGTGTATCTGCTTTATCGTTATTCATAATTCTTTAAGTTTATGTTTGTAAATATATATATAAATATAATACAAATTACAAAACACACAAAAAAAATATACTTATATCTTAAAATAAATGTGTTATTCTTGCAACTTGTCCAAATTGCTTATGAAATATAAAGCTTTCTATTGCTTTGTTATTGCTAGATTGGTAGCCGCTTTTATGGTGCCAAGCATCTGCTTCTGAAGGGCTTCTTAAACTTTCTATTGTGCAACCTATCATATCCTTATTGCTTACCTTATGGTGAACGTGCTGCGTAAACATATATCTATATTTAGTATTGCTCCAATGCTTACATTCATCTGCCATTAGCATTGGTAGTAAATCCCACTTGATTTTATCACCGTGACAAGAACCAATTAAATTATTATAATATTTATGATATTTACGCATTGTTAAATCAATATCAAAAGAAACATTTTTACTTAATCTAAAATGCGCCTGTAATACTTGAGCCATTAAAAAACCTGTAACGTGGTCGTGATTTCCAGCAGTAAAAAGAATTTTAACATTTGCTAACTGCATTAACATTTCGATAATTTCTACCATTAAACGCTTTGCAATCATAAAATTATCACTGAATAAACCATCTGTATCTTGTGGAGTTCCTGCGGTTGTGGTGTTCTTCAAACTATCTACGTGTAATAAATCACCAGACAATAAGAAAACAACCTCATCAATATGAAATCCTTTTGCTTTATCAATACATCCTCTTACGCCTTCTAAAGCTCTAATTACCGCAATCTGTGTGTTGTATTCAGCACCACTCACAAAGCTCTTACAAAGCTTACCAATGTGCAAATCACTTGGGCAACAAAAGAACAAATGACCATCTATTTTCTTTCGGTGCTTTATCTTTGTGTATCGTGGTGAATATTCTTGTAAATCTTTTATTAAATTTTCGCATAACTTTTTTAAATCTTGTTCTTCTTTTTTAGGTTGCTTAAAATATAAACTTGCATTTTTGTTTTTAATCCATCCACTGTGCAAAGTTTCTGGGTCTAAATCTTCATTTTCGCATTCTTGTTTAGCTCTTCTGAATTGTTTTATAATATCAGCTTCATCTGGCTTTAATCTATATCTCGGATTTTTTGCGTTCGATTCTTTGTAACGCTTACTATGATGTTTGTCTTTATCCACTAAAAAGTGTATATTAATTTTTTTTCATTGATGAACCAAAGTAGAAACTAAAGATACTTAAAACGATTCCTTCACACAAACCGATTAAAGTATAAAATGTTTTTTCGTTATGTTCTGGAATAGTAATATATACTATTGTATAAACTAAAAAAACAAATGTTCCTAAACCTACAAGTCCAGTTAAAGTAAACATTAAATCGAACTTCTTAACTTTAGCTACTTCAATTTCTCTTTTCCTTGCTGAATCTCTATCCTCAACTTCTAATTTATAGGCTTCAATAATTTCTTTATGTAATTGTGCTTTTTCTTCACTTGTCAAATCTGGTTCTGTGTCGATAAGGTTTTTAACCACACCAAGAATACCTTTGTCTGGTAATAAATCTTTTGCTATTTCAAAAACTTTAGGTGCTTTACTTTTAAGTAATTTACCAATTTTAGTTTCTTTTAATTTTTTCATCCTGAACAACTTTCGCAATTTTCGTCATCAATATTACAAGTTCTTTCTGGAACTGGCAACTTTTCCATTTTCTTTATTAAGTCTTCTAAATTAGTCTGCTTATTCATCTTTTTTCTTTTTAGCTTTTTGACCAGCTGCGCTTTTTGGTTTAAATCCTTTTGGTTGAAATTCTAAATACTCTGCTTCGGCATCAAAACAAGGACACTGTTTCATAAATTCAAACTCATCAATTTTACCATCTTTGTTTTTATCTGGCGATAAATCTCTGTGACCGTAAATTTTAGCATCTGGATAAATATGTTTAAGTTGTTTAATCATCTTAATTAATAACTCCTTTTGTCTTGGTGTTCTTGTATCTTTAGCTTTGCCATTACTATCTAAACCACCAATGTAACATATAGCCGCAGCATTAGAATTATGTCCTCTTGCCGATGCTGGAATCCTTTTTAATGGTCTACCAAATTCTATTTGTTGATGTCCTATCACATAATGATATCCAATGTCGCTCCAGCCTCTATCTAAATGCCATCTTCTAATTGTATCAGCAGTTATTGCTTGTCCTTCTCTTGTTGCAGAACAATGAATGTGTATTTCTTTAATTTCCCTCATCTTTGTATCTTTTAGTTGAAGTTCTTTTTTTAGCAGTTGCAATTAATCTTGATTCCATTTTAACAATCTTAACTTTTAAGTGTGTGTTTTCTGTAATCAATTCATCAATTTTATTTTCAAGTTCGCCAATCTTTTTAGTAAGTTGTTCTATTTGGTCTGTGAATACATTATCAACTCGTTCTTCTTTTTTAGCATTAATATCAATCTTTTGTTTTATTATTTGCCAAATTTCCTTAATACCTAATGCAGCAACTAAAGAAGAAACTATCATTAGCAACGATTCACTTTCCATTTTATTTAATATTTTAACGCCCTTGTTTTGCATAGGGTTTTTTGTAGTTCTTACTATTCTTAATTAAAGAAGCATTTTTGCTATGTCTTCCTTTTCTCTTTTTTTTAATTTTAATTAATCTCATTCTGGCATAGGTTCGCTCCACTCACTACTAGCCATTAAAGCTAGAGCCTCTTCGTGACTCATAACACTTCCAACAATAGGTAAACTACCATTTGTAATAAATGAAGGTGTTACACTCCACGAAAGTAAACCTTGAGTGTTAGCTAAATTACGTCGCATTGTTTGTGCACTGCTTTGATTAACTTGAGAAAAGATTACCTTATCTGTTTCTGTTAATTCTATTACTGCGTATTGTCTCATTTTTTTATTTATTTAATATTATTAACTCGGTACTGAAGTGCTTTTTGCATCAACGCCCATTGAGTAACTAATTGCATTTGCTGTACTATAAGGAGCGTCTCCTATTATATTTTCATCTGCACCCATTCCATCACTTAAACCATTCCCAGACGTACCAACACCGTTTACTATTGCGCTTTCTGCTGGTGATAAATTTTGACCTGTTGCGTTGTTAGTTCCTTTCTCATCTAGTATAGTCCATACATTAGAATCATAACTCATATTCTCCCCTAACTGATACCAAGTGACTAAATTTGAATAAGCTGAAAATGAATTTAGATTTGAGGGTTTACCTTGATTATAAATTTCTGTAACTTGTGCTTGTGATAATCCAGTATTAAACACTGATGCGTTTGAAAGAGAGCCTTTAAACTCAAAATCAGCAGGAGCGTCACCTTGAGCTCCTATAAATATTTTGTTAGTTGGTGTTTCTATTGGAGTTGTATATGTATTAGTATTTGTTTCTTTAACACCGTTGATATATAAAAACATATTTAATCCATCAGCAACTCCCACAACGTGAGTCCAAGTGTTGTCAGTAAGTGCAGTGCTTTGTTGTACTGTATTGTAGCCAGTGTCTCCTATTCTCCAAGTAATTTTATTACTATAAAGTGCTAAATCCCAGCAAACTCCAAAATTTCCACTACTGACACCAGTATTTCTAACACCAAAAACACCAGCAGCAGTTAGTTGACTACCATCTCTTTTAACCCAAATAGAAAGACTAACAGTGTTTAATTGTGCTGGTACACTATCAGAAGTAGCATAATCCGAAACTCCATCGAAATTTAAGGCATACCTTGAGTAAATATTCTCATCAGCTAAATTCGGCACTAAATAATCTGTACCGTTAAACGCTGCATAATCACCAATTGGATAAAACGCTTTAGGCTTTGCACTTAAACTCATTGGATTACCAACTCCATTAGTTGAGTTACCATATAAAGATGTTATTTGTGAAGCTGAAAGTGCATAATCAAAGATTGAAACGTGGTCTATTTTGCCGTTAAATTCTCTACCAGCTCCAAATTGATTATCTCCTATTGTTAAATCATTAGTATTAGCGTTTAAAGTGTATGTTCCTCCTAAATCAGTATTAAAACTTGAACCATTTTTATACACAATTAAATCTGTTCCATCACAAGTAATAACACAATGAATCCAAGTATCAGTAGTGTTAAAGAAATTTGAAGTATTTACTTGAGTACCACCGCCTGATATATTAGGGTTGAATTTTAATGTCTGATTGTTTTGAAGTACTACAAACCCTCTTGTTCCGCTATCAGCACATAAAATACCTTTATCACCTCCTGTACTATTAGAGCTGTTTTTAATCCATAAACTAATACTGTATACTGATTGATTAAATATATCGCTATAAGGAATGACTATTCTTTCAGAACTCCCGTCAAAGCTCATACTGTAATTAGATACTTTATTTGAGTTGCTGCTTTTAGGCATCCTCCAGTTTCTATTGTAAAATTCTGTACTCATTTACTCTCCCATTTTATACCAAGCTACTAGATTACTAGAGCTTGCATTAGTTAAACTTGTTAAATCATTTGGTGCTCCACTGTTGTAAATCTCTGTAATTGCTGCGCTGCTCAAAGCTGAATCCCAAATAGAAACCTCATCAATCAAGCCATTAAATAAAGCAGCAATTGCGCCTGCTTTTCTTCCAATATTTAAATCATCACTTGAAGAGCCAAAGCTCCCGCTTGTACCAGATAAAGTAGGTTCTAATACTCCATTTATATAAAGTTTTGGAGCAACACTATCATTATTGTAAGTAAAAATTACGTTATACCAACTTCCTGTATTTATTGTAGTAGTAGATTTACTTGCATATTGAGTTGTTCCTACTCTATACCAAGCCTCTATTTTATCACTTGAAGACGAAAAAGCTATCCCATAACCAATTGTAGCTCCTCCTGAATTATTCCCCTTTTGTATTATTCTTTCATAAGTTGCAGCAGTGGTTGCTTTAAACCATAAAGAAACACTAATTGTTGAATGTGAATTTGTGTTGCCAGCATCAAAATAGTCATTCACCCCATCAAAAGAAAACGAAGAAGTTGAAGCATAAGGCGCACTTACCACAGATAAATTAAAAGTTGAACTAACACCACCAACTGTATAGGTTACAACGTGTGCTGCAATAGTAGAAGCACTCAAATCAATTTCACCAGTTGAAGTACTAACAAATACTAATCCACTTGTGCCGCTAAATGTGCCTCCAGTAGTTCCAGTAATAGTTGGTGTTGGATTTGAGTCAGCTTGTGTAAATGAAGCCGCTGAATAACTAAAAGCAGCACTTGTTCCAATTAAAGCAGTATCACCACTATGACTATTTTCATATATAGAACCAGCACCAATGTTATTAGTTGCTAATTTACCAAAACCATTAGTGTTGTTAATTACTCCTTGTCCCCATCCATTTGTAACTGCCATAATCTATTTTTTAAAGTACCCAACCTCCAAAATCTGCAGTTGTATCTGGTGAAATATCATCATTACTATTGCTATTGTATTCTGGAAATAAAGTTTGATTAAAACTCATATAATCAATAAATCTATTTGTATAAAATTGAGCAGTTGTTCTGCTTCTTTCAATTAAACTATCAACGTGCTCTTTAGTTAATGCAGTGCTATTTTCTGGATTCTTTGTATATATTCCACCATTAGCAATATTAATACCCGCATAAGGCAAGTATTCAACCATTGACCAGTGTAAAAGCATATCTTTTATATAGTCATTAACTAAAGTTAAATAATTTCCTGTTAAACTACTTGCAACAATATCTGCTTGAATTTTATTGTATAAATCAGTTCCTAAATAATTCTGAATATGAATGTTCTGCGCTTGGTTTATAAATGGTAAAAGCTTGTCATTGTCAATCGAACCATTAGCGGCAGTAAAAACTGATATATCTTGTCTTGTTATGAAAAGTGCTTTACTCATTTTTTATAGTTTGGATGGTGACCATTGTTAGGCATATTTACAGGCGCTTTAACCGATTGTTTTCTACCTCTTGGTTTAGGTTCGTAACTCTTCGGAATTGTTTTAGCTTTCTTATAATCGTCTAAATCTTTACTTCCTGTTTCTTTTCCTTTCTTAATCTTATATAATATTTGTTGCCATTTATGTCTGCAATATACGCCACCTTTAAATTTAAATAAATCGTAATTTTGTCCGTTGTGCATAGGTAATTTAGCAGCTCTAAAATTCATATCTCTACTTGCTTTGTCAATGTCTTCTAGTCTATATACTATTCCTTGTCTTGTTCTTGCCATCATTTCTTTGCAAAAATCTCTACTTTCACCACCTTTTCTGCTGCTGCCTTTAGCATATTTGTATCTTACTTTGTACATTGATTTATCTAAAATAGAAAATCCATCTTCTTTGCTATCAACAGTTTCACTTAATTGTATTAATGAATTTGCCCAATCTTCTTCACTTTCGTTTTCTTCGTCAACATCTCTAATATCAATCATTTCAACTTCATCAGAGTTCATTATCTCACCTTTAAGAGAGTGTAATGCATCGTGAAGTAGTTTATCACTATCTTTATCTTTTAGTTGTTTAGAGGCCATTATTTCAAGCTCTGTTCCTTCTTCTTTTACCCCTGTTTCTTCTTCTCTTTGTTCTTCGCTTACTACGTCATCTAAATCCATAAACTCTAAAGGCTCAAGAGTTTTGAAATATAAGTTTAATGAAATATTATTGTAAGCAAAGATTTCATCAAGCGCATCAATAATTAAATGTTGGTAAGGCTTAATAACAATATTATCAAATAAAAGTGTAGCGTTCTTAATCTCATCTGCATTACTTGAAAAGCCATTTGCAGAACCTAATCCAATTAATAATGGTGAAGTAACTCGATGCGTTACTAATATTTTTGTTTGACACTCTCCACTCAAATATTGATAGTGTGCTGGTGCATCATTTAATGGAATATCTTCAACAGTTGTCTTACTTTCTGCATTGTTGTTAAAAGCAACTATCACCTTTTCACCATAGCTTCCAGTTAGCTTGTTTAATACATCACTTTTAATCTGTAATTGTTTTTCTCTATCTGGAACACCATTATTAAAGTTCACCACTTTAGTTCCACTGAAACCATTGACGGTATCATTTATTAAATAGTCTGCAATTTCTTTTTCCAATATTGCGTAAGATGTTTGATAGTCAGCTGGTGAATAATAATAAAATCCAGTTAAGCTTCTTTTTACAATATATATTTCATTTTGCGCGCCACTACCAAAAACAGGAAACTTTGTTAGCTTTGTGTTTTTTGTAACTTTTGTCCAATCAGGCGCATAGTAATAATTGTTAATGTTACCCTTTTCATCCATTTTTTCAGCTCTTAAAGTTTCTCTTGGAAAATAAGTAATTGCTGAAATTTTATTTTTATTATAAGTTATTTGAAAAGATGCTTCACCTAATATTTTCAAATCTTGACAAACACACCTTAAATCTTTTGGTTTTAATAAACTTTTCATTTGAGCATATTGCTCTGGCTTTTTACTTGAATCTGTTGCATCAATTCCTTTGCCATAAATAAGATTAACAACACCATTAATAACTGCATTGTTAGTTGTGCTATCCATATAAGCATCAATCAAACTTTGGTAGTAGTCGTTGTTATCTCCTATGCCTACCCAGTTTCTGTTACGCTCTTCTGTAATAGTTGGACGCTCGTACTCGCTTAATTGTATTAAATGTAAATTATCCATTATAATATATAAATTGGTTATCTCCTGTGCTTTGCTCTATATAAACACCATTACTTATTTGATAGTCGCTTAAAGTTTGATTGCTACAATACATTTTATCTTTAAATATAATAATATTATCAGTAGTATTTGTAATTGTAATAGTATAGTAATTATTTTCTGTCAAAGCTTGTGTAGTTGAATAAGTGTAAAAATAATCTAATTGTACAAATGTTGCTGCTTCATCAGTTAAAATAATTTTGTTTTGTCCTTCGGATTTTATTACAAGCTTATAAACTTTAGCACCATCGATTGTTTCTCTTGGTATAAAATTAATTAATCTTGTTCCGCTTTTCGTTAATATCTGCATTATCTTAAAATAAAAAAAGGGGAGGCTAACTACTTCCTCCCCTCAAACCAACTATATTATGAATTACACAACTATTAATTGAGTATTTTTTTTAACTGTTTGTACCTTCTATTACTGTTGGAGTAGCCGAAGAACATCCCGCGAAAGGATTTCCAGAGTTACCACCAGCTATAAAGTTAGCAGGCTTCAATTCAGAAGCAGCTAAAGTTAAAGAATATCCGCTCATATCAGCAAATGCAGTTCCAGAAGCAATTGAGCCTCCAGTCACTTCACATCCGTGTTGTAAACCGCAAAGCATAAAGTTAGAATTTCTATCTTCAATTACTATATGTGGTCTACCGTAAGCCATTAGCTTCAATTCCTTGTTATCTTCTTTTGTTAATTTTGGTAAAGTTAAAGTTATTGTTTGTTCAAAAAATGTAGTTCCATTTTCTCTTGATGAAGTAATAGCTTGTTCTAAACTGTTTGTGCCTTTCAAGTCATATTGATAAGCATTAAAAGTTCCTGAAACATCTGTTATTTCGTCAGCAGTTTCTGTTACAGTTCCTAAATCTCCGAAATCTACAAACCAAGCTCTAACAATACCACCAACAACATCCTTGCAGTTTATTTTTCTACCTTTTGTTAAATCGCACGCCATCTTGTTTAAGTTTTAAAAGGAGCGCATTTCAACGCTCCATTATTAATTAATATTATTAAGCGTAGATAACTACGTCTGATGTAATTCCCATTTGAACACCAGCAGTAAATCTCATTACTAATCTTACATTTTGTGAACCATCAAGGTCTCCCATATCGATTAGTTTAACTTCGTTTTGATCGCTTAATAAACCAGTACCAAAGTATAAGTTAGATTTTTGAGCAGCCATCATTGAATCATCTGGTAAACCAGCGCCAATAACAACTTTAACACCGTCATAAGAAAGTGCTCCATTATTCCACCATTGAGTGCCTTGTGCATTAACACCAGCAGCTCCTAAACCGTTAGCACCAAATCCACCTAAAGCTCTAACATATAATTTAGCCGCTTTTCTTGATACATAAATATGTAAATCTTCTTTTCCATAAACTCCACTTGGAATAGCATCTACCACTTTACCCATTTCGTCAATGATATTAGAAGCAGTTAAAGGTGAACCAGCTACTGATACACAACCAGAACCTCCAGCAGTTGCTAAATAATAGAAACCGTCAAATTCTCCAGCGTTTCCTGTTTGACCAGCCCAAATGTTGTTTTCAGTTTTTTCAGCTACTAATCCAGCAGCGTGTCCAATAATGAAATCAGAAAATTTTGGAGGCATATTATCAAATGCGGAATAACCCATTTGAATTGCTTCCCAATCACTTCTAAAATCTTTTTTACAAAACTCAAGATTTACTTGAAATTCTTCTGGTTGTAGGATTCTTTCAGTTAAAGTAACTGTTCCAGTTGCACCAAAATCACAAGTTGCATCTTTAATAATGTTAGCATCAGTTGCTACTTTCTTTAAAACCTCTTTGTATTTTACATTTGGTTTTACGGTGATTAAACCGTTTTCAATTGTTGAACCACTCAAAAGTGCCGCAGAAATATATTTTCCTGCAAATTCACCTGCATATGAAGTTCCTATACTTGTTGTTGTTGCCATTTTTTTTTATTTAATTATTGTTAAAAATTTTACCATAAACTGTATCCATAGTGGTTGTTGTTCTATTACCACCAATTTTAAAATTTGTTTTTTGTTTCTTTTCTTCTGGATTGTGTTTTATAGGTTCAGCAGACATTTCAACTTGTTCTGCTTCTTTTGTTAATTCTTCTTTTTCTTCTTTGTTACCCATTTTTTCAATCATTTCTTTAAGCTCATTCATAGCCAAAGAAAATTCTTCTTTAGTAACATATTTCATTTCTTCTTCTTCTTCTAATTCAGTTTCAACTTCTTCTGTAACTGATTCTTCCGAAAGTTCTTCTTCTGCAACTTCTTCTTCTTTAGCTGCTTCTTTAATACTATCGATTAGACCTTCTTCAGTAACTACAAGAATTTTGCCATCTTCTAATTCATATTCACCAATAGGAAGCGCAATTTCTTCTTCTTCTGTTTTAATGAATATTGATTTACCTGCCTCAAAAGATTCTGCAATAAGTACAGTACCATTTTCAAGTGTAATTTCGGCTAATTCTATTTTTTCTTCTGAAAGTTCCACACCAACAATATTTTTTATTTTGTTTAATATATCGTTTGCTTTCATAATTATCATATTATATACTTAATGTAAAAAAAAACGTTAAGTGTTATGTGTTTTTAAAATATTTTTTTTATTATGCTTTTTTCTGTATAATAAACCACTCTGTTCCATCACTCCACAGAGTCACACCTTCATACTCTTTATTTATTTCATAATAGTTTGTTGAACCGTCTATTGTTTGAGTTCCAAATGGTGTTAAACGCGCTCTTGTGTTTGTTACAAATGTAGTATTAGAAATAAATCTTATTACTCTATTTATATTATTTGCATCTGTCGCATCAGGTAAAGTTATATTCATTTCTCCTTGCGGGCCAGAATAAGACAATACAAATATTTCTACATTTGCATAAATACTATTATTCAAATCTTGGTTAACATTACTTTGAACAGGTAGGCTATAAGGAACTAAATAGTTTACTATTTCTTTTTGTAAATTTGCAAATGAAACTTTTTTTGTTTCGCTACTTTGCACAACTGCAAATTCATCAACATTATTTAAATCTGTTGTTGCAGTTAATTCTGATATTCTTTTACTCATTATTAAAGTTTTATATTATTATTATTTTCTTGTATTAAATTTCCACCAGCCTCTAAAAGTAAAACGCCTAAACCTCTTGTTGCCCCTATTCCTTGTGCTTGGTGTGAACCATCACAACAATTTACGCTATACGTACCATCAGAACAAAGACA